AAAGCCTTAAAAAATCATGTAATTATACTTGCTTTAGTAATTCCGAAATGATAGAATAAACGCAGGAGGTGACAACATGGGAACGGCTGCGACACAATCAAAACAGCGATATAACACTAAAACATACGACCGGCTTTATATCACAGTTAAAAAGGGCGAAAAGGCCGCAATAACGCAGAAAGCCGCCGCAGGCGGTGAGAGCCTGAATGAATATGTTTGTCGGCTCATCGCCGAAGACATGAAGAAGGGGGGGGCAATAGCCCCCCCTTATAACGTCGGATAATGCTCTTGCAGCGTGTCCAATATTAACCTACTGATGTTGCCGCCGGCGTATTTCGCGGCCAGCAATTCTATGCAATTTCGCTCATTTTCCGAACATCTGAAATTTAAGCGCACCGTTTTAGTTTTTGGCCGCTGCGGCGGCTGCCTGAGCTGCTCCAGCTGCTCCCGCTCCTCCGGCGTGAAGCCGTCCGTCAGCAGGGCGGCGGCGATAACTCGCCGCGCTGCCGTCTCGCCGTTGTTGCCGTTCTGGAGGCGGTTCAGCGCTAATGCCGCCTGCCTCATGGTTTCGTAGTCCTCGCAGTTCCTAATGATGAGCTGCATCGCCTCTATATAGTTCATTCGTCGTCCTCCTCCTCGTGTATTACTCCGCGTTCCCGGTCTCGCCGTTCCTGCTCTATGGCCTGCTCCGCCTCGTATTTGAGACTGTCGAAATAATCATCATTTGTGCGGATGCCGTCGCAGGCCTCCCACCATGGTTGATCGTCGTTGCCGTCGTCAATATACTCCTCGTAGATGTCCGCCGGGGTGACCCAGCCGACGCAGATATAATTACTGCGGCGCTCGCTCCGCGTGAGGTGGTCCCATGCCCTCAGCGCGGCGTCATTTGCCGCACTTAGGCTGTCGTAGTAGTCCTGGTCTGTCTCACTGCAATACTGGCCGTACATGGAGCCGGTTCCGCGCCAAACAACATATTTGATTTCGTTTTCGCTGTAGTTTTTCATTTCCTTACCCTCCGTTAAAATATCTCAATAATCCCGCTAAACTTGCCATGCCGCCGCGCCTTGGCGGCCGCGGCTTGTTTGTTCGGCGACGCGCTCGCGACGTATTTAATGCCGCCCTCCGTCTACCGTGCCGTCCACGCCGTCCCGCCGCTCTCCCTCGGCGGATTGTCAGCGCCTACCGAGTAGACGTTATTGCTCGTCTTCGTCCGCGCTGTAGGCGTACCACGCTCCATCAATCTCTGTAATATAGGTGTAGATGTCCATGTCTCGTAGTTTGTCTGCGTGTAGCTCGTCATTGTTTTATTCCCCTTTCGTTTCCCTTTTGTATGTACACATTATAGCACATATACGCACACTTGTCAACCGTTTTTGGAAAAGTTCCGGAAAATCTAGAAAAAAAATTGAGCGGCGCCCCGCGCTTGAGGCGGCGCCAAGCGCCAAGCCCAACATAAGAGGACCCCACGTCGTGGAGGGGGTGCGTCGCACCCCTTGTCTGCCATACGCGCCGAGGCGAAGACACGTCAAGGGGAATACTGCCGGTTATGCTCACGCCCGTAGGGCGGGAGGGATAAAAGGCAGCCCTTGACGCGGACGCAGACCGGCGCTATAAGTGCCACACTAACTCATTACCGCCGATTGTCCCTTTTTGTCCGTTTCAGCATGTTATAATACCAACATGAGAAGCTGCACCAAACACGGTAGCGGCTTTTATCTTTATGGGGGTGCCAAAAAAGCAGTGTACAAATGTAATGAATGCGGCGAGGTGTTTACCACACCTATTGAAGCCGACGATTACCAGCTCTACGCAGAGCCGTTCGACGCTTGCCCGAAGTGTATGAGTGAGCGCATAACAACGTTTGAACCTTGCCCCATATGCGGCACAGGCGAGCGTATGAAGAACATACCAATATGCCATGAATGCGCCCTTAACGAACTGGAAGCGATGGAGAGAGAGGGAAAAATGTTCGGAGGGTTAGGACGCGGCGCATTGTTATCTCTTCTCAGGGGGCAAATATGAGCGTTTACGAGCGTGTTGCGGCAGTCATGACTGATGTGACGTATCTCACGCGGGACTGCGATATGGGCGAATACTGGACGCTGAGCGATGAGAAGATAACGAGCGCGGTACGCGCAAGCCTCATCAAGAACGGCCTTATAATCGCTCCTGTGGCCGTGGAAGCACAAATAAAGGATATGCCTATGGCAACTGTAACATACCGTGTGCAGGGGCTAAACGATGATGGATTCAATGTGTGCATGAGCGGCAGCGGTGAAACACTCGGAGCCGCCATTACAAATGCACACAAGTATATGCTGCTGCAGGTATTCAATATACCCAACGGCATGGAGCAACTGAGCGGCATAGGCGAGAAAGCCAGGTCTCCGCGTACACGAGTATTGATAAACGTGCTGCGTAAGATATGCCCTGACGAGCAATCGCTGAATAAGATGAGCGGCAACCTCTACGGTAAACCGCTGTTGGAGCTGACTGAGGCGGAACTGCAGCAGATGTCACTTGAATTTGACAAGCTGACGGGAGGCAAAGCATGAAAGACAACGTATTCTTTGACGAGATAAAGACCGGCGGCAGGCCGCGCCTTGTGATAAACAAACGCGGGCAGAAGCTCACAACTGATCTATCAAAAATCATGTGCAGCAACGAGGAGATAGCGACCGCACTCGGAGTGAGCATCAATGTGCTAACCAACGATAACAACGCAGAGCTATTCAACGCGGCCAAAGCAGCCGGACAGGCAGAGGGCAAGAAGAGCTTACGCCGCAGACAGTTCGCTCTTGCTGCAAAAAATGCGAATATGGCTATATTCCTTGGCAAGAATTACCTTGACCAGAGAGACAGACAGGAGATAGAGAGCACCATAAGCGGCGGAGTATCATTAGGGTTCGATGATGAGCTTATGGGGTAAACGTATCATTAGGACTGCCGCCAAACCCTAAGCAGATAGAATTTTTCAAAGCACGCGCAAAACATGTAGCATACGGAGGTGCAAGAGGCGGAGGAAAGAGCTGGGCAATGCGCACCAAGCTCATCATGCTGGCGGTAAAGTACCCCGGCATTCAGATGCTTCTCCTGCGCCGCACCATGCCACAGCTACGCGAGAATCATATCGTACCCATGCTTACGGTGCTGCGCGGTATAGCCCGATACAAGAGTCAAGAGAAGGTATTCGAATTCTATAACGGCTCCCGTATCGTCTGCGGATATTGCGCTGCTGAGACAGACGCTCTCAACTATCAGGGGCAATCCTACGATGTCATAGGCATGGAGGAGGCTACACAGTTCACGGAACAGCAAATGAACTGGATAGTATCGAGCAATCGCCCATCGGGTTCTGGCTATCCCACACGCATGTATTATACCTGCAATCCCGGTGGAGTAGGACATGCATGGGTAAAGCGCCTGTTTATCAATAGAGACTACCAGAACAGCGAGCGGCCGGAAGACTATGCTTTCATCTCTGCCCGCGTATACGACAACTATGTACTCATGGAGCGAGACCCTGAGTATGTACGCAAACTTGAGAACCTGCCTGAAGATATGCGCAGAGCACATCTTGAAGGCGACTGGGATTTGTTCGTAGGCCAATATTTCACCGAGTTCCGGCGTGATACACACGTTATTACACCGTTCACCATACCGGACTACTGGCAGCGATATAGGGCATTCGACTATGGTCTTGATATGCTGGCCTGTTATTGGGCGGCATTCGATGAGTTGGGCAACTGCTACGTCTACAACGAGTACTGCGCGCCTAACCTCATCATCTCTGAAGCAGCACGTCGGATACTGGAACATACGCCGGACGAGAAGGAAATAGAGTGTACATTTGCCCCGCGCGATATGTGGGCTACCAACAGGGCAACGGGCAAGTATCAGGCGGAGATATTCGCCGATAATGGGTTGAGGCTTACACCTGTCAGTAACAGCAGGATAGCCGGATGGCAGAACGTAGCGGAATGGCTGCACCCCGTACCTGATGGAACCGGGAATGTACAGCCGCGACTGCACATATTTAGCAACTGCACCGAGCTTATCAGATGCCTGCCGCTGTTGCAACACGAC